AAGGAAACGGATACGGAAAGGGACGCGCCGCGTGAGCACGTCGTGACCGACCTCGACGACGCGCGGCGGGCCCGCGGGGTGGCGCTGTGAGCTTCTCGCGCACCACCGTTCGCCGTGCTCGGAAGCAGCGGAAGTGCGACGGGTGCCTTGGGCGCATCGCTGCCGGTGCCCGCTACGCCGAGCACGTCTGCTCGCCGGGCTACATCGACAACGAGCACTGGTGGCGTCTCGCCGAGTGCCAGCCTTGTGCGGAGCGCTACGAGCGGCCCTTCGTCGACTCCACGCATCGGGGGCCGGCATGACGCGCGACGCCGGCTGGCTCTCCGAGGACTGGTTCGACGAGACGTGCGGCCACTACCGGCTGCGCTGCGCTCCGAAGGGCTACGCGCACGGCGAGTACGACGAGCTCCGAGGGTTCAGCGCGACGGAACTGCGCCGGCTCCGAGGCGCGGGGTTCCTGTCGCCCGAGGGTCGCCCGCCCGACGTGCTCGCCGGCGAGGTGGCCGCCCGCTACCGCGAGATGACGACGGACGAGCTCGTGCGCTGGTACGTGCGCACCGCGCTCGTGCTGCTCGACGCCCGGCAGGCGAAAGCGAACTACGACCGGCACACCAAGCTGGCCGTCAGCAAGGGGTTCCGCACGTACTACGGGTGGCGGGCGCAGATGGCGCACGAAGAGGGCTACCCGTCGTTCTGGGCGCTCCGACAGGCACGAGGGTGGGCGTGATATGGCTCGTGCTCGTGAGCAGTCCCAGGGTGGCGTCAACACCGAGCACGTCGACCGGAAGTGCCCGGTGTGCCACCGCATGTTCCGGGCCCGGCCGGCGAAGCGTGCGCAGGACGAGGCCGTGCACTGCGGCGCCCGTGACTGCATCGCCATGTCCGATTGGGGCGACGCCGAGTGGGAAGGCCGCTCGCGCATGGCCAAGGCGCGGCGTGCCGCGAACCGTGGCGTCGTCGCCGACCTCATCGACCGTGAAGCGCTCAGGAGATTCCCGTGACCGCCCCCACCGGCGTGAAGGCCACGACGTGCCGGTCGTGCAAGGCGCCCATCTGGTTCGGGCTCGTGTGGGGCACGCCGTGCCCGATGGACGTCGCCGACTCGCACCTGTACCCGTTCACGACGACCGGCCGCCGGCGGCTCCCCGCGAACCGCACCGGCGGCGCCCGCTACGTCGAGCTCTCCGACCGCACCGAAAGCCGCGTCCGCTGGCGCATCCACCGCTGCACAGGAAGGAAACCTTGATGGCCACCCGCATCCCGATCCCCGACGGACTCACTCGTGACGAGTGGGCCGCCCGCCTGTTCGACCTCGACCCCCAGGCCGAAGCCGACGGCAGCACCGTCGAGCTCGACACGTGGCGCCAGCGTCTCGCCGCCAACGGGGGCGACGTCGCAGCGTGCCGACGCCAGCTGCGCCTCGACCGGTACGACGCCATCGACGTCGGCCCGCTGGCCGACCTGCTTCTCCGACTCGCGATCCGCCGCCACCCGCAGTGGGCCGCCTTCCTCTCGGCCAACGGCCGATGAAAGGACCATCCATGACCCTGATCCGATGCCACGGTTGCCGCTGGTGGCAGCCGCTACTCGACCGGCCGGGCCAGCCCGACGGCGAGGCACGCGCCACCGTCAACTGGGGGCACTGCCACCTCGAGCCGGCCGCCCACAAGACCAGCCGCGACTACTTCTGCTCGCACGCCGAGGGCCAGGCCGACGCCGGCGACGACACGCCGGCGGCCGAGCCGTTCCGCACGTGCGAGCACTTCGGGTGCCTCGCGCCGTCCGAGATGCGCCAGTCCGGCGACGTCGTGTTCTTCGCGTGCGACGAGCACGTCTGGCTGATCCACCGCGAGCGCACGCGCCAGCCGGTCGCGCAGGTCGCCGGCGAGCCGACGGCCAGCGACCTGGCCGAGCTCGGCCAGCCGAAGCCGCCGGCGCCGGCGGCCAAGAAGGCGGCGGCCAAGAAGCAGGCGCCGCGCCCGAAGGGGAAGGGCGGCCGGCGATGAACGACAACGTCATCGACCTCTCGCTGCTCGGCCGCGTGCGCGGCCCGTGGGAACCGCTCGACCCGCCGGCCGACCGGCTCGCCGAGATGGGCCCGCACGAGCTTCACCAGTTGCGCGTCCACGACGGGTACGTGATCGCGCTCGTGTTCGAGCGGCCGACCGGCTACCAGGTCGTGCTCAACCAGGTGCCGTCCGGCAAACGGCAGCCGCGTGCGCTCACCTGGTACGAGGTGCAGCACGCCCGCGAGCACCTGCTTCCGCCCGACATGATGGTCGTGGCCACCGTCCCGCCGGCGTCGGCCGAAGAGCTCGCCGTCGCCCTGTTCGAGTACCCGCCTCGACCCGTCGGGCCTGCCGCATGATCGCCGCGTACGTCACCGCGCACCACGCCGGCGAGCAGCGGGCCGCGATCCTCGCCCGGTACGACGAGAGCGAGATCACCTGGTACGTCGAGACCGACCTGGCCACCGTGGACCAGCGCTGGCCGACCGAACAGCTGACCCTCGCCCTGCAGGCGGTCGCGCGTGAGGGCCTGGACGCCCTCGTGGTCGACGACCCGTTCCGCCTCGGCATGTACGCCTCGCAGGCGTGGGTCGCCGCACGCGTCGGGCCCGGCCGGTTCCGCCCGATCATCGACGGTGACGTGTGGGAGATCAGCTACGACCGCGACCCGAACGAGAACCGGGCGCACGTGCGCAGCATCGCCACCGCGTTCATCACGTGGGGCGACGAATACCGCGAGCGCAACCGGGTGATCCGCCGCCGGCAGGCCGGTTACCGGCCGTGGCCGGCGACACCGGCGAACGTCCCGTACGGGTACGTCGCCGTGCAGGGTGTCGCCGTGCCCGATCCCGACGCACGCGACGCGCTGCGCATGGGCCTGGCGTTGCGCGACGCCGGCGCCACGTGGGCCGCGATCGGCGAGTATTGGATCGCCACCGGGTTCCACCCCCGCCCCGACACGCGGCAACGCCGGCGCCACAGCGGGTGGGACGGGGGCACCGTGCGGAAGATCGTGAACCGGGCCCGGAACGACCTCGAGCCGGCCGAGCTCTCGTCGGTGGCCCGGTCGTACCTGCCGCGCGGTGGGCGCGTTCCCCGCCCCTCGCTCGAAAAATGAGCCGACCCCCAGGGGGTCCAGTCCCAGGGGGTCGACCGATCCGTCAGGGTAGCGGCGGCTACCCGGCGTGATGTTCAGGGATGCACGGGCGGCGTGCGCGGCGCTCGCTCTCCCGGTTTCGTAGCCGCACGATACGGCACCGGTAGCAGAACGTGAGCCAGCCGCGCACGGTGACCCAGCGGTGGCCGCTCACCGCTGCGCCGCCGCGTCGATCTTGCGCAGGAGCGACGACAGGGCCACGGTCGGCATGCGGTGCACGGTCTTGCGCTCGTGCTTCTCGGCGACCGCGGCCCGCACGTCGGCCGTCCATTCGCTGTTCCACGTCGCGTACGTGGCCTTCAGGTCGACGACGGCGGCGATGCCGGCGGCCATGAGAGCGTCGCGCAGGTCGCACACCTGGGAGACGGTGAGGTGGTCGATGCGCACGCGCGTGGTGGTCGGTGTCTGGTCCATGGTTGGTGTCCTCTCGGTTCGGGGTGCTGCGTGCCGGGCCCGATCGCACCGGGCCCGGTGGCGCAACGCCTCAACCGGTCAGTTCTCGGCGGCGAGCAGACCGCGCAGGTGGGCGACGGCCGCGGCCACGTCGGGGTCGCCGCCGAAGTCCACGCCGGTCGGCCAGATGGGGTTGGTGGGTGGAACCTGAGCGTTCCGGAGACCGCACCGATGCCAAGCCCCGGCACCGGTGCGGTCGATCGCAGCGCTCAGGCGTTGTGCTCGATGACGACGCGCCCGTCATGGGTGGCGATCTCGCCGCCGTTGTCGCGGCCGATGGTCCAGCCGCCGAGCAGCTGGTCCCAGCGGGCGGCGACGCGCTTGCACGCGACCCACGTGCGGTGAGCCTTGCGCGAGTCCTCGTTGTAGCCGAGGTCGTCGCAGAAGTCGCGGAAGCTCTCGCGCCCGGCGTTCGCGTCGCTATCGACGCACTCGACGACGTCACCGGGCCGGGCGGCGACGGTCTCGGCCGTGTCGGTCGTCGCGCCCCAGTAGTCGATCGTCCACGAGCGCTCTTCGACGGTGAACCGCACGCGGAAGTGCGGGTGTCCGTCGCTCATGCCGTTGTCCCACGGGGCCCGCTTGCCGTTCCCGCCCTTCACGGTGACGACCATGGTGGCGGGGGTGTGGCCGCGGTCGATGCCCCAGACACGCCCGGCCTTGGTGGTGTACAGGGTGACGAGGATGCCGGGCGTGTTGTCGCCGGTGCGGGCCGCTTCGCGGCGCAGGTTGTCGACGTCGTACGAGCACGCCGCGTCGGCCTGGGTGTGGTACGTGCCGTCGGTGGTGAGCAGGGCCCACTTGGGGTTCCCGTTCGTCGATGCGCCTTCGCGGGTGGCGTCGATCAGGGTGGTGCGGATCATGGCTGGACCTCCATGGTTGGTGTGCGCGGTATCGCACGTATGTGATCTATCACCGATGACACATTTGGTCAAGGGTGGGTGCTCTGATCGCACCGGGCGGGCCATGCCCCTCGTGGGGTGATCGTGACCCGGCCGCTACTGTCGGACGCTGGCGGCGGGTGGGACCCCCGGCCGGTGCGGACAGGGGTCCCGCGCGGTGGACGCGTTCCCCGCCCTACGCTGAAAAAAGTTGGGGCTGGTCCGGCTGGGAGGGTGCTGGCTTGGTCGCGGGCGGGGTCCATGTCTCCTGGCGGAGCGTGAACGCGTCCTCGAGCTCGAACGTCTGTTCGGTCCATTCGACCAGTCGGCCGGACCGGGCGCGAGCCTTGCCGCGCTTCACTGCGCACCCCTGGTCAGGTGCTCGAACCGGCGGCGAGCCTTCGGGCCCCACGACAGGGGCGCGGGGTCGGCTGGTTCGTTCGCCTCGCCGCGGTGCCACGCTACCAGCGCCGCCGCGTACTCGAACTTGGGACCGTGCACGAGGCGACCTAGCCACGCGGTGAGCACCTGGTCAACGTCCGCGGCCGCGGCGTCGCGCTCGAACGCTTCACGATCGGCCCACCATTGCGCTTCTGCGGCGCGTTCGGCCGCGTCGTGGGCTGCGCTCGCCTCGTGTTCGGCGGCGAGCGCCAGGCGCCCGTAGGCGTCGACCGCGTCGCACACTGTCGCCGATGCGGGGATCAGGTGCGCGGCCATGAGCAGCGCGTGCACCTGATCGGCTGCCAGGGCCGACGGGTCGCCGGGGGCGACGACCCAACCGGCGAGCCGCAACCGTCGCCCCGTGCTCGTGTCGGCGGCGAGCGTGCCCGCGCCGCGCAGTTGGTCCCCTTCGCCGCCATCGGTGCGGGCGAGCCTGCCACCTTCTAGCGCAGCGTCGAGCATGGCCGCGGTAGCGCTCGCGGCGCCCCGTGCGACCACGGTCCGGTGCCGGGCGACGTTCCGCGCGGTGCGCTGCTCTCGTGTGAGGGTGCTCACTTGTCGACCCCTTCGCACCGGGCCGCGTTGAGGTCCGCGGTCCACGAGTAGAGGATCAGTTCGCCGCCGACCTGCTCGCACCAGGCGATCGCCTCGCGGAACGTGCCGGGGAAGGTGCTCATGTCGTAGTCGAGCGCGACGTCGGCCGACACGTCGCCAGGGTCGACCCCGTAGCGCACGGTGAGGGTGGCGACGTTGACCGCGTGGGCCGGTTCGGGGGTGCTCGAGGTGGCCTGGTGCACGCGGCTGGCACCGGTGACGATCATGGCGACCCCTGCCACGATGGCGAGACCGCGACGTCGGGCGTTCACTGGGCACCTCCGGTGCGGAACGAAACGACCATGTCGGCGGGCAGGCTGGTGACCTGGTGCCCGTCTTCGCAACCGGCTTCCCGGTAGAAGACGATGACCTGGTCGGCGATCCGCTCGACCCCGGTGACCAGGTTGTCGGCCTGGTCCAAACGTTGCGCACGCAAGCACGCTGCCAACGCGTTCTGTGCGTACTGGCGAAGCCGCCACGCCGAGGTGCTGCCCGACCCGTAGGCCTCGGCAATGTCGAGGGAAGTGAGAGCGCTCATGTCTGGACCCTTCTGTCTTTGCCTTCGCAAGCATGCGTTGGCGTCGATGAGAGAGTTATCACACGGCCGAGATAGATCACGCAAGACATATCGACTGTGACAGATGCCACACGAGCGCCCCCAACAGTAGAAGACAAGTTCCGAGATAGCCCCCAACCAGGCACGATAGGAAGAAGACCAGAGATAGCGAAGCGTGACCTTCGGATATTCGTGAGGTTTGTTCGGGACCCGAACGAATCCCACCAGGTGCGCACCTGCTAGCTGCCAGCTAGCACCACACCCACCCAACGTGACATAACCGCAGTTATGGGCAACCAGCACACATGCTCTGACCAGGGACAACGCCCCGGTGATAGGAGCACACACCACCCACCGTGGCCAACAACCAGGGCAGGGGGAGCAGGGGACACCCACCCCGCTCGCTCGAGCAAGCACACCCCCACCCTCCGGCCATGTGCCCAGCCCCCCCACGAGCGTAAGCGAAGTAGTCATCCGTCGTGTGTGTGGGGTATCGGGTTGTCTGGCGGGTGCGACCAGGGGCATCTTCGGGCGCTCGCTGGGCAGTGTCCGCCCTGGTGACCTTGCCACGGGGTCACTCCCGGCCGAGGGTCGTTCGGCTCACACGTTGCACGACCGTTTGCTCGTGCTGGGGCTCCACCGCTTACGCCTGGGCTCTCGTCGCCGAACAGGCAGGGTGGTACGACCCACGTTTCCGTGTGTGAGGCCCGCCCCATGCCATCGGGGTACGCCGCGTGCGGTGCTGTCGGTTGGTGCGGGACCTCGGCGCACTCTGGCTCCGGTCCCGCCCGGTGCCCTTTCGGGGCGGCCGGTTGGTGCGCCCTCCTGGGCGGGACCCAGGTGCCAGCCCCAGCCGCCAGAGCTCTTTGTGAACTGGTCGGGTGCTGGTGGACGCTCGGTCCGAGGGTGACGTCTCGCTCGTCGTGCCGGCGTTGGCCCGGAAGTCCTCGGCGGATCGGTGTTTCATGCCGCTCGACGGTGGTGCGGGCTCTCCCCGACCAACATGCCGATCCTGCGACCCCCGTCGCAATCGGGGGACCCTCACCGCCTCGGAGCGCTCCCTACGGGCTGACGAGATCGGATCGAGCGTGGTTCGCACCCGTGAGCATAGGCGAGACCAGTCACGCCCGAGGTGTACTGTCACCGACGTGTGATTCCTCGCACCAGACCAGGAGCTCCCTATGCCCCCGAAGCCCAAGACCCCGGCCCCGACCGACTCGGCTGGTGACCCCGCCGTCGTCGCCGACCAGATCGCCGCCGTCGACCAGGCCGTGCTCGACGCCACCGAGGCGAAGGCCACCGCCGACCTCCCCGAGACCGACGACGCGCCCGACGACGCGCCCGACGACGCGCCCGACGACCACTTCGGGCCGATCGTGAGCGGCGGCCACCCGCTCGACCGCGTCGAGTTCCCCACCCAGGGCGCCAGCGACCCCGCCATCAACGTCACCGTCTGGCGGCCGGTCGTCACCCCGAACAACGAGTGGGTCATGCCCCTCGAGCGCCAGGCCAAGGCCGTGCTCGCCCTCGCCCAACTGCACGCCGACCGGTTCGACCCCACCGACACGTGGGGCACCGTCAAGACCGTCCTCGAGGGCGCCGGCTTCATCCTCCAGACCAGCCCCGACACCGAGGCCTGACCGTGGCCAACCGCCTCACGGCAGCCATCGTCGGCGCCGGCCGCAAGATCGCGGCCGGCGCCCGCTGGCTCATCACCCACGAACCCGCCCTCACCGCCGCCGTCGCCGGCGCCGTCGGGAACGCCGTCTACGCCGGCCTCAACGACGACCTCACCAGCGACCAGCTGTTCCGCTCAGCGTGTCTCGCCGCGCTCGGTGTCCTCGTCCGCATGAAGGTCTCGTCGCCGGCGACCACCGCTGCGCTCACACGCGACAACGACAACCTGCGCCAGTGGGCCTTCGACGTCGAAGCGCACCGCGAGCAGCTGGTCGGCCGGCTCGCCGTCGTCGAAGGCGAGCGCGACACCCTCGCCGCCGCCCTGGGCGGCGCACGCATCGACGAGCTCAAGGCCGAGCTCCACACCGTGAAGAACGACCTCCACCGCGCCCGCCTGCTCCACGCCGACGCCCTCGACGAGCTCGCCCGCAACGGCATCGGACTCATCCAAGGCGACCCGCTCCCGCCGCCCGCGCCGGACGCCTGATGGCCGGGCACACGAGAGGCACCCTCGCCGGCGAAGCCATCGGGCTCTACATCGAAGCCGGCATCGAACAAGTCTGCCCCCGCTGCGCCGGACCCGCCCCGCTCACCCCGACCGAACACGGGCCACGGTGCCGGCTGTGCATCGCCAAGATCGCACGCGACCACCAGCTACAGACCGAAGGCCGCACCGTCACCGGCAACGGGCGCGGCGGCCGACGATACGTCCCCGCATGAACGTCCGCGCCCGGCTCACCGCACCACGCAGCCCGAAATGGCGGGCCCTGCGCCGCCACCACCTCGCCGCCCACCCCACGTGCGCGGCGTGTGGCCGGACCCGATCACTACAGGTCCACCACATCAGGCCCGTCCACCTGTGGCCCGACCTCGAGCTCGACCCCGACAACCTCATCACCCTCTGCGAAGGCGTCCTCCGCGGCCGATGCCACCTCCACATCGGACACCTCGGCCACTGGTACCGGTGGAACCCGGACGTCGCCGCCGACGCCGCCCACGCACTCGCATCCGCGAGATAAGTCACCGACGTGTGATAGCTTCCGGCGCGAGTGACCCCCGTCGTCCGGGCCCGTTCGGCGGCTCCGACCGGCCCGGACAGGGGGCGCTCTCGAACCGCAGGAGGCGACCGTGGGCCAGTACAACCTCATCACGTTCAACAACGTGTCGCCCGTCACGCTCACCGGCGGCTCCGATCCGGTCGTGACACGGCAGGGTGGCAGCGCCGAACGGGCCGTCTTCCAGCTGAACATCCGCACCGCGACCGGTCTCGTCACCGACACGTGCGACGTGTACATCCAACACTCGGTCGACGGTGTCCGCTGGGACGACATCGTCCACTTCCCCCAGCGCACCGGCACCGGTGGCGTCACCGGCAACAACCCGATCCTCGCCCACGTCAACTTCGAGCTCCCCCCCACCACCCCGATCCACGCCGCGCAGGACGCGGCGCTCGCCGCGAACACCGCCGTCCAGGGACCCATCGGCCAGTTCATCCGCGCCAAGGCCGTCCTCGCCGGCACCGGCACGTTCGCCGGCGACGTCCAGGCGTACTTCAACGAGGACTGAACGGCCGGCACCCCGGCCAAGGAGCGCCCGGTGTCCCGAGTCGTAGGCCGCGCACGCTGGTTGCGCTACATCGAAGCCCGAGAAGCCGGCGTCGGCATCACCCAGGCCGCCGGCGACTACGGGATCGACCTCGGCGCCGCACAGTCGTTCGAGCGTGGCGACGCCCGGTCCAGCGGACACCAGGTGTGGCTCGAGCTCTGCGACGGCAAACCCCTCTGGGACGCAGCGGTCCGCGCCCACATCAAGGAAGCGACCGGCATCGTCCGCGACGGCAGCGGCAGCGCCATCGACCGCGAAGTCGCCGAGTACAAGCAGAACCGCGACGTCCAACGCATCGGCGCCCCCCTCTCCCGTGAGGCCCGCCGTGCGCTCGACGACCGCACCGGCCGCCTGTTCCGCCGCCGCTACTTCGGGCGCATCATCGTCCCGTGGCAGGCGATCGCGTGGGAACAGATGCGCGACCTCGCCGACGACGCGAAACGCCTCAACGAACGCCGCTACATGCTGCTCAACTGCCCGCCCGGTGTCGGCAAGACCACCATCGGGCAGGACTGGGCGTGTGACCGGATCGCCCGCGACCGCTCCACGCGCATGGGTATGTTCTCCATCGCGAGCAGTGTGAGCGAAGGGAACGTCGCCCGCGTCAAGGCGCACCTCGAACGCACCAAGGCACTCCGCGCCACCGAAGACGAGCGCCAGCGCGGACTCGCCGTGGACGCCGACGCATGCCTCGTCGCCGACTTCGGTGCGTTCAAACCGCTCTACCGCGACCTGTGGACCCGCCAGAAATTCAACGTCGTCCAGGCCGACGGCGAGATCACCGACGACAAGGAACCCACCCTCGCCGCGTGGGGCTTCGATCAGCGGTTCATCGGCCAGCGTCTCACCGACATCTACGCCGACGACATGGTCGACAAGAGCGTCACCCGCAACCCGATGGTCATGGCCAACCAGCGCGAAACCTGGGACCGTGAAGGCGAAACCCGCCTCGAACCGGGCGGCCTGCTCATCATGGCCGGACAGAAACTCTCGCCCGACGACCTGTACGCGTACTGCGAGCGCCAGACCATCCCCGTGTTCGACGACGACGACGAGCTCGTCATCATCGACGGCGAAGCCGAACCGCGCCGCTACTTCCACATGAAGTGGCCCGCGCACGACGAGTCGAAGTGCACCGGTTCGCACAAGCGCAAAGAGATGCGCCCCCAACCCGACGGATGCCTGCTCGACCCCGTCCGGCAGCCGTGGCGCGAGCTCGCCGCCGTCCAACGCCGCGACCCCGCCACCTACGCGGTCGTGTACCAGCAGTCCGACTCGGCGCCCGGCTCGAACCTGATCGAAGAGTGGTGGATCGACGGTGGCGTCGTCGACGGCGAGATCTTCCTGGGGTGCTGGGACGACGACCGTGGCTGGTGGCAGGCCCCGAAGATCGACCACCCGTGGGGTCTCGGGATCGCCACCGTCGACCCGAGCTCCACGAAGTGGTGGGCGGTGCAGGCGTGGTGGTACCAGCAGCCACCGCAGCCCGAAGCGCAGGTCACGTACGCCGGCCGCCGCTACCTGCTCGGCTACGAGAACGCGAAGCTCGACGCGCCCAGCCTGCTCGGCATGGACGTCGACACCCGCGAGTTCTACGGCGTCCTCGAGACGATGCGCCTCAACTACGGGAAGCTCGGCCTGCGCCTCAACCACGTCATCATCGAAGCGAACCACGCGCAACGGTTCCTGCTTCAGCTGAAGGAAACGCACCGGTGGAGCGAGGTGTACGGCATCCACCTCCACGCCCATCAGACCGGCGTCGACAAGTGGGACGAGACCGTCGGTGTCACCGTGCTGAAGGACCCGTACCGCGCGGGCCGCTACCGGCTCCCCGGCAAGACACCGGCCGACCGTGCGCACTGCCGAGACCTCACCAGCCAGCTGTACACGTGGGGTCGGCGCACCATCAACGACCAGGTGATGGCCAACTGGTTCCTCGAGAAGAAGTTGCCGTCGCTCCCCGTCATCGCCCCCGACGGCGGCGACCCCGTGCAGTCCCGACCGTCGTGGCTCGCCCGCCGCGCCAGCGCAGGAAGGAAGTAACCGTGCCCAAGCTCATGGTCGGTGGCTACGGCCCGAAGTACCTCGAAGGCATCCCCGACGACGACATCATCGCGAAGCTCGTGCAGTGGCGCCTCGAACGAGGCCCCATCCTCGACCGGTTGCGCGAGCTCCGCGACACCTACAACGGCGACATCGTCCTCCCACTCCCCGAGCTCGACCAGGAGGAGTACCCGGCCGTCCCGAACCTGCTCAACATGGGGCTCGACGGGCACGCGCAGCGCACCGCGTCGACGATGCCCGGCATGGTGTTCCCCGCCGACGGCAACACCGCGACCGCACGCACCCGTGCCCGCATGCGCAAGGATGTCGTGCACGGCTGGTGGGACGGAAGCAACTGGCAGCTGCGCCGCTACCGCGCCGCCCGCCACTACCACGGGTACGGCGCCTTCTACCTGTTCGTCCGGCCCGACAACACGCTCAAGGCCCCGAAGTTCGAGCTCCGCAACCCGCTCAACACGTACCACCCCGGCGACATCGACGAAGACCTCCGGCTCGACGAGTGCATCTTCACGAGCCGCCAGTCGGGCCGGTGGATCGCCGAGAACTACCCCGGCACCAGCTACCGCCTGTCCGGCATCGGCGGGAAAGATTGGGCGTCGATCGCGTGGGAGATCGTCGAGTACGTCTCGTGCGACGAGTGGGTCACCCTGTGCCGGCTCCCCGGCGACCACTTCGACGCGAAGCCGTGGGAAGCTCGTGTGCGTGGGGGCGAGTGCGTCCGGCTCGACCGTGTTCCGAACCGGACCGGGGTGTGCCCGCTCGTGCCCGGTGGACGCTTCGGACTCGACTCCGTCGTGTCCCAGTTCTCGCAGCTGACCGGCATGTACATCACGCAGGCCATGTTGCAGGCGCTCGAGATCATCGCCACCAAACGCGACATCTTCGCCGACGTCTACCTCGAAGGGTTCCCCAACTCGAACCCGGTCGTCATCACCGAAGCCGACGGCATCCGCGGGAAGATGGGCAAGGTCATGGGCGGCCGGATCGTCCCCGTCACGCACCCGCCCGGCTACCAGACCAACGTCACGATCGACCGCATCGAACGGAACGCCCGCACCACGGGCCGCGTCCCCAGCGAGTTCGGTGGCGAGAGCTCAACCAACGTGCGTACCGGCCGCCGCGGCGACGCCGTCATGTCGTCGACCATCGACTTCGGCATCCAAGAGGCCCAGGTGCTCATGGGTGCCGTCATGCAGAAAGCCAACCAGGTCGCGATCGAAGTCGACCTCGCCTACTACGGGCCGCGCCGCAAGACGTACTACCTCGGCGCCACCAACCAGAAGGCCCGCCGGCAGGACGAGTACGTGCCCGACGAGCTCTGGACCACCAACCAGCACTCGGTCACGTTCTCGCATCCCGGTTCGGACACGAGCCAGCTGGTCATCGCGACGTTGCAGCTGGTCGGCGCCGGCCTGCTCTCGAAGAGCACGGCCATGGCCATGATCCCGTACATCGACGACGCCGAGTTCGAGCACGACAACTACCAGGCCGAACAGCTGGAATCCGCGATGCTCGCCTCGCTCACCCAGCAGGCGTCGTCGGGCGCGATCCCGCCCGCCGACCTGGCCCGCATCGCCGAGCTCGTGAAGACCGACCGCGCCGAGCTCTTCGAGGCGATCCAGAAAGTGCAGGAAGAAGCGCAGAAGCGGCAGGCCGAGCAGGTCCCGGCCGAAGACCCCGCGGCGCAGCCCGGTCTCGCCCAGCCCGGCATGGGCGCCGAGCAGCCCACGATCCCCGAGCCGGGCCAGGGCGGGCGCAACCTGCTCTCCCTGCTCACCCAGACCCGCCTCCCGCAGATGTCGATCGCGGCCGAGCAGGGCAACGCCAGCCAGATCAGCGGTATCCAGCCGAACTTCGGAGCGTGACCCATGGCCGATGACCAGCAGATCAGGACCCCGTCGGGCATGGCCTACGGCAAGGCGAAGGAGCTCAGCGACATGCAACGCGCGGCGCCGCTCCCGACCGCCGGCGGGCTGCCCGCCGGCGGCCCGACGGCCCGCGACGGCGCCTACCAGGCGCCCGTCGTTCCGCTGACGGCCCCGACGATGGCGCCCGGCCAGCACGTCATGGACGGCGTCGGCATCGGCGGCGGCCGCAACGGCGCCGATGCCGGCATCCCCGTGCACGACGACGGCAGCACCGCCGCGGTCGTGGCGCAGCTGCGCGGCATCTACGCGGCGACGCAGGTGCCCGAGCTCATGGGCCTCATCGCCGCGATCGAAGGTCACGACCAGGGCGGCGTCGCCGACCTCGGCTACGCCCACGGCAACTGGGGGAACTGATGGGTGCACGCTTCACACCCGGAGACGTCGCCGCCGCCCAGGCCGCCTACATGCGCGAGGTGCAGCGGGCGCAGAAGTCGGCGGCCACCGCGACGCCGCAGATGGCGAAGAACATGGTGAGCGACGCGAAGCAGTACCCGTGGCTCTCGCCCACGGTCGTGGCCACGCTCAACCAGGCCAACGCGAGCCAGGCGACGCGCGACATGGCCGCCTACGCTGCGGCGGTCGGCGGCATGAAGCAGGGCCAGACGTTCATCGACCCGTCCGCACCGGTGCCCGAACCGAAGAAGAAGAAGGCGTGGTACGAGAAGCTCGGCCCGGTCTCGTGGGTCGGCAAGAAAATCGGCGACGTCGGCGCATGGACCGGCGACCACCTGCCGAACGCCGTGCGTGCCCCCGTGAAGGGCGCGTCGCGGTTCGCGACGGCAGCGTTGCAGGCGCCGTACCAGGTGCTTCAGAACCGGATCGGCGAGAACGTCATTGACCCGTTGGCCGACACGATCGGCGACGTGGCCCATGGCCGGTTCAGCGAGCTCCCCGGCGACGTGCTGCGCCAGGCCAAGACCAGCGTCCAGACGCTCGGCAACCCGCTCGGCATGAAGATGCGCATGCCCACCAGGAACGCCGATGGCAACTGGTCGACGCCCGACATGGAAGCCACCGACATGGCCCAGATGGTGCAGCACACCAGCAAGTCGGGGTCCGGGTTTTTCGCCGGGGAGGCGATCCAAGACCTCACCGCCGAACGTGCGCAGCGGGTGCGCGGCACCGACGCCGGCGGCCACGCCTGGACCCTCGGCCGGTTCGTCGCCGCTCCGCTCCCGCAGGACTCGGCCGTGCACAAGATCGTCTCCGGCACCACCGACGTCGCCTCCGCGCTCTGGCTCGACCCGATGAACTGGATCGGCGCCGGCGAAGCGAGCAAGGCACCGGGGCTCGCCGGCAAGGCGTTCGGCGGGCCGGTCGCCGGCCGGATCGCTGCCGCCGGTCGCGCTGCCGAAGCCGAGAAGATCGCCGCCACCGGGAAGCTGCTACAACAGGCGAAGCAGGCGTCGAAGTTCGCCGGCGAGTTCCGGGCGATCGGCGAAGACGCCGGCGCCGCTGGCGCCCTCGCGCACGCGACCGAGAGCATGTCGCACGCCACGGCGTGGGCCGACCGGGCGAAGTCGCTCGTGGATGAGGCCGAGACGATGTCCGGTGTGGCCGACACGATCGCCAAGGTCGGGAAGAAGAACCCCGAGTGGGTCGACACCGTGCGCAACGCCGCGGGGCTCGTGTCGGGCCCGAAGGGCGAGAGCGCCGTCACCGGCCGGCACTTCCAGTGGTTGCTCTCGAAGGAGGGGCAGGGCGTCGTCGAAGCGCTCCGCGTCACCGACTCGCCGACCGTGGTGCGAGCCATGTACGGCGGGAAGATCAGCACGAAGGCCGCGGTCGACATCGCCAAGGCGCAGACGAGCGAGGACGTCGTACGGGCGCTCGGCGGCGCCCTCGCCGAGAACGGGCTGCGCGGCCCGAACCTGCGCAAGTCGGCCGCCGCCGTCGGCCGCCGCTCATGGATCGAGGATCACTCGCCGACGCTCGCGCGTGCGATGGGGTGGAAACCGAACGGGACGTGGGTGGACTTCGCCGACGCCGACGGTGCGCTCGACACGATCTTCGACACGCTCGGCAACGTGAAGATCACCGGCGAGGACCGGCGCGTGCTCACCGACCGGTGGGCCGAAGCGCTCGCCACCGGCGACCGGGCGAGCATGTACCAGCTGGGGAAGGAGACCAACGGCCGGATCGCCAAGCAGCTGATCGACGCCGGCATGTCGAAGGCCGACGCCGCCGACATCACCACCGCCTTCTTCAAGGACTCCGAACGCATGCGGGCCTACGCGTCGTTCGACCTCGCCGCTCAGGTACCGGGCACCTTCTTGGACGGCAAGAAGGGCGGCAACGGCATCACCCGCGTCTCCCAGATTCTCGACGGCGGCTGGGGCCTGATGGACCCCGAGGCCGTCAACAGGGTGCGGATCCAGACGAGCCGCACCGTGCGCCTACTCGGCGAAGAGGGCAGCCGCCGGCGTCTCCCGCTCACCGCGGTCGGCTGGTTTCAGGACAACGTGTTCAAGCCGGCGGCCGTGCTGCGCCCCGCCCTGATGGGCCGACTGCTCCCCGACGAGGCGATGCGGGTCCTGTTCGGTGGCCACATCGGCGACAGCGGCGGGTTCCTGATGGGCCTCGCGAACCACCCGAAGACGTCGGCACTCGGCGAGATGTTCGACGCACCGGGCGAGCTCCTGAAGGTCGACAAGCAGATCAACAAGCTCACGAAGGGCGGCGAACGGATCGGCGACCGCGCCGTCGAAGCGCTGAAGGCCGGCGACACCGGCAGTCTCGTAGCGTCGCACCCGCTGCACACCGACGCCATCAAGGAGATCGGCGTCGAGCACGGGAAGCTCACCGCGCTCGAAGCGAAGGTCACGCGCGGCGACTCGCTCACCCGTGAAGAGGCGCAGCTGGTCGAAGACCTCGCCGACTTCCACGGTGGCGACAGTGCGCTCGACGCCCTGCATGAGCGGCTGGGTGCGCTCGAAGGACGCCTTGCCCGGCGGATCACGGATCATCCCGAACTCGGCGACCTGTACGAGCGCCGGGCCGTGCTCGAGCGCCAGTTCTCGCGCAAGCAGTCCGGCATCGTCGAAGTGCTCACCGGTAGCCGCGGCAACGGGACGATCGCCAAGGTGCTCGACGGCAAGGGCCTCAACGACTCGGTCCTGTACAAGAGCGGGTCGCGCATCATCATCAACAAGAACGACCAGCGGTTCGTGGAGATGTACCGCAACGGCCTGGCCGACGAGCTCATCAGCATGTCGTCCGACCCTGTGTACCGGCGCATCGCCAACGGCGGGCTGCTCCGTGGCGACGTCGTGCACACCGACCCGGGCGCCACCTCGGGACTCGTCGACCAGTTCACGCGCCGGCGCGGCGAGTACACCGACCGGCTGAAGGACATCACCGGCCGGCGCGAAGCGGCAGAGCAGGCCGTGGCCGACCTGCGCACCCAGCACGAAGCGGACCTCGCCGACCTGATCGCCCGACGCGATTCGATCATGGAGGCCCGCGACACCGGCCGGAAGGCGATCGCCGAACGGCAGGCACGGGTCGATGACCTCAACGCCCAGATCGCCGAGCTCATCGACGGCGACGCCCAGAAGGGCGCGATCACCGCGGCACGGCGCGAGCTCCGCGACGCGCAGAAGGACCTCCGGTGGACGAAGCGGATCGAGGCCGGCGAACTCCCCGACATGGGCATCGCCGACTTCAAGGCCGAGCTCGCCAAGGTCCGCAACGACATCGGCGAGCTCCGCAAGGGGCACCGTGCTGCGCTGCGCAAGGCCGAAGGCGCCGCCGCGGTGATCGAACGCGAGCAGGGCATCGCCGAGCGCGGCATGGCGAAGATCGAGGCGGCGTTCAAGAAGGGGCTGCTCGACGTCGATGGCACCACGCACGTCGGGGACGTGCCGACCACGCTCGACGACGTGAAGCGCTGGCTGATGAACGGCAACGGCCGCGAGCACCTTGAGGCGTTCGCCCGAGCGTCGGGCAACCAGGTGACCGACAAGTTCGTGTCGGACTGGGTCGACCTGATGGCCAAGGACGTCGAGTTGCACTGGGGCAACAACGCCGCGGCCCGCCGGGCGATCGTCGATGGCCAGATCAACGGCGAAGCGATCGCCGAGAGCAGCCGTCAGTGGGGCCCGCGCCGGGCGCCCGGCGAGAAGCTGAGGGCGTGGGTCGACGAGTACGCAGCCTCGCCCGAGGCGCCGTCGCAGGTGCGGTACGAACCGTCGATCGAAGAGGTGCGCCGGCACCGTGTTCCGGGCGCCATGAAGATCAACGAGCAGCGCCGGCGTGTGGTCGACAGGATGTTCGCCACGTTCTACGGGAACGCGTCGGACCGGTTCATCCGCATCCCCGAGTACAGCAACGGCTACTGGCGCAACATGGAAGAGCTCATCCCGAAGCTCGAACCGGACGAGGCCGCCCGCATTCTCGAAACGCTCGACGACGCCAACCTGCCCGCCCGGCAGGCCGAGCGCATCCGCACGCTCGCCGGCGGCGCCCACGGCGAAGGGCTGCTCGAGGACGCCGACAAGCTCGCGCACGGCTACGCGCTCGACGACGTCAAGAAACTCCTGTTCGACATGGACCGCACCAACCAGTTCCAAGACATGACCCGACTGCTCGCACCGTTCGGGCGTGCCTGGTGGGAAGTCATCTCGACGTGGGGCAAGATCGCGCTCGGCGAACCCGCGGCAGCCGGCGGCGTCGCAGCCCGACTCGGCCAGGCCGCCGAGACCGTGAAGAACGTGGCCAACATCGACCACTCGTTCGACAAGGGGCTCCGGGCCGCCCGCGGCGCCGGCGCGTTCTACACCGACGAGAACGGCCAAGAGGTGTTCAACTACCCGCTCTCCGGGCAGCTGGCATCGGTGTTCGCTCACACGTTCGCACCGGGGAGCGAGGCGGCGGTCAAGACGATGTTCCGCGGGAAGGTCGCCGGTCTGTCGATCGGCACCCAGCTGCTCCCCGGCATCGGGCCCGTGGTGGCCCTGCCGACGTACGCGATCACGCAGGCGTTGCCGGTGCCGAGCGCCATGGTCGACGCCCTGTTCCCGTTCGGGAAGCCCGAGTCGTTGGCCGGCGCAGCGATGCCGTCGTGGATGGAGAAGCTGACGTCCGGGTTCAACGCCGACGAGCACGAGCAGATCTACGGCAACACGCTCTTCGAGGTTGCGCGTGGGCTCGCCAACAGCGGCCAGTACGGATTCGACCGCGACGGCCAGGAACGCCTCATGCGTGACGCGAAGCGGCAGGCGCAGGGCCTGACGATGCTGCGCGGTGTGGTGCAGGCGTTCGGTCCGTCGGCACCGATCCCCACGTACCTGGCGTCCACGAAGGACGGCGACGTCACCACGGTGAAGCTCGCGCAGGAGTACCAGAAGCTCATCAACGACCCCGAAGAGGTGGCAGCGCTCGGCGCCAAGACCCCGAGCGAGGCGTTCCTGGCGAAGTTCGGGCCGCAGGTCGTGTACTACCTGTGGGGCAAGACGAAGACCGTGTCCGGTGGTGAGACGGCGAGCGACGAGTTCGGCCGGTGGCAGGAGTCGAACAAGGATCTGGCCGGCAAGTACCCGCTCGTGTTCGGCTACTTCGGGCCGCAGACGCCCGGCTACTCGCCGACGGTCGCCCAACGGCAGATCGAGATGGGTACCCGCGTGAAGCGATCAGCGAACGACGTGCTCGCGCTCGCGAACGCGAAGATCGCCGACATGATCTACTACGGGATCAAGGACGACATGACGGCCAAGAACCGGGCCGTCGGCGTCGCCAACCTGAACGAAGAACAGCGGGCGTGGTTGAAGGGACGCCGCGACGAGCTCGAGCAGGCGTTCCCCGGCTGGGACGTCGAAGCCCGTTCGGCTGACTCGTTGCAGCGCCGCGAAAAGCAGATCGACCAGCTGCGTTCGGCGGCCACCGACCCGAAGGTGGTGCAGACCCCGACCGGCCGGAACCTGCGCCAGTACATGATCTGGCGCGGCCAGGTGCAGGACGAGGCCACCCGCCGTGGGGTCACCGGGTGGGGGCAGGCGAACGCCACGCAAGACCTGCGCGACTGGCTCGGCCGCAAGGCGCTCACCCTCGCCGGCAACGACCCCGGCTTCGCATCCCTGTTCGACGACGTGCTGTCCCGAGAGATGAAGGACTGACCATGCCCAACCGCAACCTCGGTGTCGAAGATCAGGTCGGGCAGAGCTCGCACCTGTCGACCAACCCGTCCATCGCCGCGACCGCCGCAGCGATGGACCACGCCGGCATGTCGGCCGACCGGATCGAAGGCGCCGCCAACCAGGCCGCCGCCGACGCCGAACAGGCCATCAAGGACGCGAAGAAGCCGAAGCCGATGAAGGGCGTCGCCGACGCCGCCGTCAACTCGGTGCTCAACGCCTACCAGCAACTCGGGGTGACGCTCGCCGGCACGAGCGGTGTCCCCAACCAGACACCGGCGAGCGGACTCGACCCGCTCGGCCTCGACGGGCCACCCACCGCGACGAACGCAGCGTCGAAGCAGCTGGCCGACGCCGACATCCTCGGCGGGTACGCGTCGGGGATGATCACCCAAGACCAGGCGTTCGAGCGTCTGGTGAAGGCCGGGTACAGCCCTGACGACGCGGCGTTCAAGCTGAGCCTGTTCACCCAGGACGAGGCGCAGAAAGTCGCCGCCAAGCAGAAACCGCAGGTCCCGAAATACCTCGGTGAAGGCATCGCGTCGCCGACGTACGAGCAGGACGAGGACGGCAACTGGACGATGACCGACCCCGGTTGGGTCGTCCCGAACCCCGACTACATCGCTCCCGACAACACGAGCGCCGCCGCACGCGGCGAACGCAACGTCGGCGACAACGCTGTGCGCGAGGAGTACAAGAAGCCGCTCTACAAGCAGGGCGACCAGATCGCCCAGATCGCCGGGCTCAACCCCGACGACGTCATCAACTTGCAGTCGATGCTCGTCGACCTCGACCTGCTCACCGAAGAGCAGGCGAAGAAGGAGTACGGCACCCGCGGCACCTCGACGGTCAACGCGTTCGAGAAGCTGCTGGGGCTCGCCAACCAGACCGGCGACCAGTGGACCGACGTCGTCAACCAGGTCGCCGCAACCCGCGCCGGGAACCCCGACCTCGAGAAGAAGAAGAAGAAGAAGGGCCGCGGCGGTGGTGGCGGTGGTGGCGGTGGTGGCGGTGGTGGAGTGGCGGCATCGCAGCGTCTTTCCGCGTTCCGGCAGATGAAGATGGCCGCCGGCGACTACGCGATCACCATGAGCGACGATGCCGTCAACAGCTGGCTCATGCGTATCGAGACTGGCGCGATCACGCCCGAGGACTACCGCGCGTACCTCGTGGACACGGCGACGTCGCGGTTCAGTTGGCTCGGCGACCAGCTTCAGCACGGGCAGACGGTGCGTCAGTTGCTCGACCCGTACGTGCAGGACGCCGCGAAGCTGCTCGGCATCCCGGCCGACACGATCGACCTGTCCGACCCGAAGTGGATCGCGGCGCTCGACTACATCGACCCTGGCGCCGGCAAGAAGCGGCAGATGACACGTGAAGAGTGGGGCGCCTATGTGCGCAAGATGTTCGGGTACGAACAGAGCCAGGACGCCCACGCTCAGGTGGCGTCGTTCGGGATGAAGCTCGGCCAGATGTTCGGGAAGGTATGACCATGACGATCTACCTGGACGACCAGGGCAACTACTTCACCAACGACGGCGGCAAGATCGTCAACACCGGCGACTGGGCCGCGATCGACCAGGCGAAAGCGTCGAACACGCTGAGCCTGCTCGACGGGCAGCAGAGCATCCAGTACCGCGCCGCCACAGGGCTGGCGTCCGGCTCGACGAGCGTGAACGGCAACGCCCGTGCGCAGATGAAGCTTATGCTCGACCAGTGGGGCCTCGGTGACCTCACCGACTGGGCGTGGGGCCAGATCGTCGCCGGCGCCAGCGAGGACCAGGTGCTACTCGGCATCCGCGACCAGCCGGCGTACAAGCAGCGGTTCGGGAACACGAACGCGGCCCGCACCAAGAAGGGGTTGCAGGCGTTGAGCGAGGCCGAGATCCTCGCGTACGAGAAGCAGGCGGCGCAGATGTTCCGGGCGGCCGGGCTTCCGCCCGGCATGTTCGATGGGCCCGAGGACTTCGTCACGTACCTCACCGGGGATGTGTCGGTGAGCGAGCTCAACCAGCGCGTCGGCTTCGCGAAGCAGCTGGCCGCCGGCGACCCGAGCGTTCTCCCCGACGAAGCGAAGGCGCTACGCGACCTGTACGGCCTCGGGAACGCCGACCTCGCCGCCTACCTGCTCGACCCGACGCGTGCGCTCCCGCACATCGAACGGCAGGTCGGTGCGGCCGAGGCCGCCGCCGCCGCCCGCCGCGCCGGCTTCGGTGACCTGTCGGTCGGCCAGGCCGAGCGTGTCGACGCGCTCACCTCGAGCGTGGAGCAGGCGGCGCAAGGGTTCAGCCAGCTGGCCCGCCTCCGTGAGCTCTACGACCCGTTGCCGGGCGAGCTCGGCGCCGGGAAGATCGGCACCGAGACGCTGATCGAAGCGCAGTTCGCCGGGAACGCCGACGCGCAGCGCACGGTGTCGCGCCGGCAGGCCGCCCGGCAGGCGGCGATGGGTGCCGTAAAGGGCGACTACTCCAAGGCCAACGGCGCCGGCCGGTCGACGACCAGCACCTTGTGATCGACCCACAGGCCGCACGCCTCCTGCTCGGTGCGGCGGGCACCCAGGTGCCTACCGCACGAGCAGATGGCGTGCGTCCACCCATCTCCGCTCGGACCGAGGGTGCAACTGGCGTGATCCATCAGTCGTGACGGCCAGACGGCGAGCGCAGGAGTCGGCGCCAGCGCTGGGTCTCCGGGTAGGTCATCGCCTCGTGCCAGCCGACTCGGTCGACCGCATCCGATAAGCGCACCATTTCCACGTCCCGGCCCCAGGCATCGGGATCGATCGGGTAGGCAAACACGACGGGGTCGGCCCGGAGTGCGAGGGCACGCCAGGCGTCGCGGCGGGCCGCCCTAGCGCAGCCGTGGTGCCGGGATGTCAAGGCCGGGGCCCCGCCGAACGACAGGCGGCAGCGACAAGGGCCGTGCGTTCCACGTCGACGACGACGGGTGTCTCGACGATGAGCCCGCCAACCCCGGCCTCGATCAGCGTCCCGATGTTGTGTTGCAGCTGCGACACAAAGTCGTCCAGATCGTGCCAGAGCGTGAACCCGCCCGGCGCGGCGGCCAGGTTGTCGACCACCTGATCGACAACGTCGCAATAGCCCTTGTGGAAGACGAGCGGGAGGGTTGTCACCATCGGCCCCTCCTCTGGCCGCCATTCGACCGTCACGACAATTCCCCCGCCCGAGCCGCCTCGCAGGTCTTGGGTGTCCACGAGCAGCCCGCACGTATCGCACCGAGCCGCCGGCACATGCAGGGCCGTGGGCCTGGCGTTCCACCAAACCCACTCGATCATCGGGCGCCCGCCAGGAACGCCGCCACGTCGGGCTCGCACACCATGCGCACCGTGAGCCGCTGGCGCTGGGGCAGGTCCGTCCACGGGGCCCGCTGCGCCTGCCCGGCCGGGTCGATCCACCGGGCGTACGACTGGCCGCTCGTGTCCAAGAGCTCGACGCCATGGTCGTGCTCGAGGCCGCCGCGTGCGGTGCACTGCTTGCGCATCTCGACGTAGCGCTTCGGCAGGTCGACGTTCATCGGCTGGGGCGGCGGCGCGTCGACGACAGCGGGCCCGTCCTTCAGGGTCGCGGCCTGGCGCTCGATCTCGTCCCAGTCGTCGCGGTCGTCGAAGCTGCCCGCGGTCGCCGGGCCCTCCTGCACGACGAAGCCGTCGCCGGTCGCGGCGTGGCGCTGGACGAGGCGGGGAGGCGGCGGGATGGGACCGGCGGGGGCGGGCGGGGGCGGCGGGGGCCAAGGGGTCGTCATGCCCGCATCCTCGCACACACGCGAGATATGTCAACGATGCGAGATACTTGCATCGCATATCACCGGCGTTCACTATGTCGGCGACAGGTCACGAGCGTGCGAATCCCGCCGTGCCCTTCCCGGCCGCAGCGGTTCTGTGTGTCCCCCGCCGAGCGCGTTCCTCCGCGTCGCCGGCGCGTACGAAGGAGTGACAACCGATGTCCACCCGCGACGACGACGACCTCGACAACGAGTCCGGCGACGGCGAGCGCCCCGACCTGCGTCGGCAGCGTGAGCACATCCGCAACCTCGAACGAGACGTCGACACGTGGAAGGCGAAGGCCGAGGCCGCCGCTCAGGTGCCCGAGCTCGAACGAGAGCTCGCGTTCCGCCGTGCCGGCATCGACCCCGAGGACCCCAAGGCGAAGTGGCTCTACAAGGGCTACGACGGTGAACTGACCGCAGACGCGATCAAGGCCGCCGCCGCCGACGCCGGGGTGCTCGGCCAGGCGCAGCAGCAGGGCCAGCAGCAGCAGGACAACCTCGACGACGAGGTTGGCCGCATGTCCCGCTCGAGCGCCGCCGCCACGGGTCGCAACCCCAACCAGGACGCCGAGTTCGACGAGCTCATGGCCCAGGCCGCGCGAGAGCAGTGGCCCGAGCACAAGTTCGACGACGTGCTGCGCCGCTTCGGCCGCATCGCCGAAGAGGACACCGGCACGGTGAACCCGAACTACTGGTAACGGGCCCGGTGGGCGTCACCCCAGCAAGTACCGACACCTGAACTGAGGGAGACCCTTCCATGGCAACCACCGCAACCTCCGACGTCACCTGGGACCAGAACGCGTGGGAGCAGAAGGCGTACTACGCCCTGCGCCCCGAGCTCATGTGGGACCGCTTCGCCAGCGTCCGCGCGACCGACGCGACGCACAACGGCGCCGGCGTCATCTTCGACTTCGTCAACGAGCTCGCTTCGGCGCCCGCTGACCTGTCCGAGCTCGTCGACATCACGCCGGCGACGATGGGCGACACGACCAACACCGTGACGCTCGCCGAGAAGGGCAACGCCGTGAAGTCCACGGCCAAGCTCCGCGGCACCTCGTACCTCCCGGTCGACCCGATCGCCGCGAACCTCATCGGCTACAACATGGCGCTGTCGATCGACGACGTCGTGCTCACGGCCGTGGACCTCGGCACCCAGATCCGTCTCGTCGGTGGCGTTGCCGCCCGCACGAACATCGCCGCCGCCGGCAACATGACCGGCGCCGAGGCGTCGTACATGGTCGCGAAGCTGCGCCGCCAGAACGTGCGCCCGTGGCAGGACGGCATGGGCTACGCGGGCATGATCGACCCCGACGTCGCGTACGACATGAAGGAGCAGTCGACCGGCAACAAGTGGCGTGATGCCACGCAGTACGTCTCCGAGGGCGTGCAGCGCATCTACAACAACTACATCGGCAAGTACAACGGCATCTCGTGGATGGAGACGCCCCGCGTCACCCTCTTCACGAACGCTTCGAACGGCGCCGGCGCCACCGGCAACATCGACGTCTACCGCACGTACGTCTTCGGCCAGGAGTTCTTGGCCAAGGGCTTCAGCCGTGCGGAGGGCTTCGGCCCGGCCCCGCGCATGGTCGTGTCGCCCGTGACCGACGTCCTGCGCCGGTTCACCGGCGTCGGCTGGTACCACCTCGTGGGCTACAAGGTGTTCCGCAACGCCTCGCTGTACATCCACGAGTCGGCTTCGTCGATCGGCACGAACAACAGCTGATCCCCCCTGGGAACCGCCCGTCGCCGGCTGGTCCGGCCGGCGACGGGCACCAGGCCCCGTCCAGCTGACCACGTCCCCAGGGAGGACCAGTGGCCACCTTCACCCCGCCGACGTCGACCGACGTCGGCTTCGTCGCACCAGCCAGCAAGCGCGACCCGGCCAGCCGGCTCGCACGGCACCTCGCGCCGCACGCTCGCGGCATCAACGTGTACAAGCTCACGACGGGCGCGTACACCGAGGACGAACCGACCGACCCGACCACCATCGCCGTCACCTACCACGGCGGCCACTCCCACACGGTGAGCGCTGCCGAGGCCGCCCTGCTCACCGCCGCCGGCTACGCGGGGAACATCACGTGATGTCTCGCACCTGCAAGACTCGTCACATGGACGAGATGACCCGGTTCTGGTCGCACATCAAGGTCACACCCGGCCCGCTCGGCTTCTGCGCCATGTGGATGGCCGCTCGCGACAAGGACGGATACGGCATGTTCAAGCGCTCGGCGCCCGCCCGCAAGATGGTGCGGGCGCATCGCTTCGCCTGGGAACGCCACCACAACCGGCCGGTGCCTGACGGGCTGCAACTGGATCACCTGTGCCGCAACAGGTGGTGCGTGAACCCAACCCACCTCGAGCCGGTCACGGCGAAAGAGAACACCCGACGCAGTGAGTCCGTTCCTGGGCAGAACGCCCGCAAGACACACTGCGCCCAGGGCCACCCGTTCGACGAGGCCAACACCGGGCGCCAGCGCTCCGGTCGTTCGTGCCGGACGTGCGCACGAGAAGCAAGTCGGCGCTGGCGCGAGCGCAGAAAGGGCAACCTCACGTGAGCCTGTACCCGTTCGTCTGCCGCGAGTGCCGGGCCACCGACACGGTCCACGCCCCCGTCGGCTCCGACGTCGGGCACCCCGACTGCCCGCGTGGCCACGGTCGCATGGCCCGCGACTACACGAGCTTCCGGCCCACGCCCTCGACGACACCGACCCGCACCGGTGCGGCCGACGTCCTGGCCGCCAACGAGCGCGAGCGCCGCTGGGCCGACGACCTGCCCGCCTACAAGCGGCTGCGTCGTGAAGGGCTGCGCCCGAAGAGCACCGACGGCGCGGCGTTCATGGAGCGCCACGCCAACACCCGTATCGAGCTCGAGCACGGCATCGACTCGCCGCCCGCCGTCGCCGAACGTGCCGGCTACGACATCGCTCTCGAAGGGAGCAGCGCATGACCGCCGTCGCTGACGTGATCGAAGAGGTGCGCTGGCACCTGCTCAACGGCCGGCGCGAAGTCGTCGGTTCGCTCGCCGGCGACGCCACCAACGCGGTGACGACACTCACCCTGTCGGCCGCCATCACCGGGCTCACCGCGGGCAGCGTCCTCGAGTGCGGGTTGGAGACCATGTACGTAAGCGCGTACACGCCCGGCGCGACGTCGGTCACCGTGATCCGCGGCTACCAGAACACGTCGCCGGCGGCGCACTACATCGGCGACATCCTGATCGTGAACCCGGTCGTCCCGTCGTGGCTCATCCTCCGCAAGATCAACGCCGTGCTCAACAGCCTGTCGGCCCCGCAGAACGCGCTCGCCCGCATGCTCTCCCTCGACCTGTCCACGGGCGGCGGCCGGCTCGGCTACAACCTGCCCGTCATCGACTCCTTCCGCGACGTGTGGTCCGTGCGTTACAGGGTCGACAACGTCGGCGGTTGGCGTCCGCTCGGCATCGGTTGGCGCACACTGCGCGACGCCAACCTGACGGACTTCCCGTCGGGGTGGGGCATCGTGTTCGACTCGGTCCCGCCGAACCTCCCGACCCAGGTGTGGTACCGGGCCGACTTCGGCAACGTCACCGACTGGGCCGACGACATCGAAGCGTCGACCGGGCTTCCGCCGACGGCCATCGACCTGCTCGCGATCGGCGCCGCCGTGCTCGGCGTGGAAGGCCGCGAGATCAGCCACGCCGACCGGCTCGCGCAGCCCGACCCGCGCCGCGCCGCCGAGGTGCAGACCGGTGGAGCGACGAACAGCACCGCCCGGCTCGCCGCCCGCTACAAGGACCGGCTCGCCGAAGAGTGCCAGCGGTTCCTCGCCATCTGGGAAGCGACCCGCTGATGGTGACGTCGCCTCTCGTGCCCGGCGCGTACGACGTCGCGATCAACGGGCGCCCGTACATGATCGACACGAGCAACGGCCGCTCGGCCGGGCCCGTGTCGCTGAAGGTGAACCGGACCCAGCAGGACGTCGGCGACAAGGCCGGCGAGCAGTCGTTGGCCCGCGAGAACCTGTGGCGCCGCACCGTCACGTCATGGCACCACGGTGCCGGGCAAACCCACTACGACGGCAACCCGTCCGACCCGTACCGGTTCAACAAGAGCCTCGGGATCGACGTGTGGACTCCCGGCCAGATGAAGCCGTTGGGCGGACTGCGTCGCATGGCGGTACCGGACGTGAACGCCGGCAACATCGGCACGAACGGCACCGGCAACCACATGGTGCTGTTCAACGGCATCGGCCACGTCTCCGGCGGTACCGCCGGGAAGGACTGCTACATCACGTGGCAGCCCACCGGCGCCCAGTTCTCACTCCCCAACGGGATCATCTCGATGTGCACCGACGGCTCCACGATCTACTCCGCTGACGCCGGCGCCGGCGGCACGGGCGGCGCCGTCTACCAGTGGCCCGGCACCGGGGCCGCCGCCGTGTACGTCGCCGCCGGCACGTACTACCTCACGCGGTGGGCGCTCGGCCGCCTGTGGGCCGCCGACTCGGCCGGCCTGAAGAACATCGTCGCCGGCCCCACCGCCAACCTCGTCATCGCGAAGCCGTCGACCAGCTGGGTCTACACCGACGTCGTGCCCGGCAACGGCGGCGTGCTCGTATCCGGCTACGACAAGTCGCACTCCACGGTCTCGTTCGTTGGTCTGCTCCCCGACGCGTCCGGCGTGGTCCAAGGCCCGACGATCGCCGAGATGCCCGCCGGTGAAGTGATCTACGCGATGCATTCGTACCTCGGGTACATCATCCTCGGAACGTCGAAAGGTGTGCGCGTCTGCCAGCACGTGAGCGACAGCAGCCTCATCGTCGGCCCGCTCATCGACCTCTTCTCGCCCGACGCGAACGCCGGCAACCGCGCCCCCTCGACGACCGGCGTGCGCTGCTTCGCGTCGACCGGCAGCTTCGTGTACTTCGGCTGGTCGTTCTACGACTGGACGGGCCAGGTCAACTCGAACGAGAACAGCGGGACCTTCTGGGGTGGCCTCGGGCGCATGGACCTCTCCACGTTCAACGCCCCGCTCCAACCCGCGTACGCGACCGACGTCATGTACAAGGTCACCAACTCGAGCGGTGGTGGTGGCGGCGCACCCGTCGGCCCTGTCACCCAGTCGATCAAGAACGAGATCACCGGGTGCGTCATCGAACGCGGTCAGACCCCGTCGTTCGTGATGGCCGGCGTCGAACTTCTTGCGGGTGCGCTCGGCGGTCTCCCGACCCGCATGAACTACGCCAACAACACCGGCCCCGACCCGTACATGCGGTCGGGAAAGGTGTCGCTCGGCCTCGACGACCTGAAGACCCCCGGTTCGTTCGCTATGCGGTGGAGCCAGGGGGAGGCGGGGAGCCTTCCCACGATGGTCGTCACGAACGAGCAGGGCGTGACGACGGTGAACACGATCGTGGCGACGGTCGGGGCCGGCTCAACGGTCCGCACGTTCGACACCGCAGCGGCCGGCCCGTCCGAGGCGTTCGAGCTTCAGGTGACGTGGCCGTCGAACGCTGCGATCGGGAACCCGGCCGGCCGAGTGTTCGATCAGCGCGTCTCGGCATGGCCCAGCCCGCCGCGCGTCGAACGGTGGATGCTGCCGCTGCTCCTACGCGACGTCCTCGAATGCCACGACGGGCAGTCCCGCCCGTGCGACCCGGCCGCCGAGATCGCCGCGTTCCAAGCGCTCGGCGCCGGCGCCACCCGCACCACGGTCGATTTCCAGTTCAACGGCACGACCTACACAGGGTGTGTCGTGGACGACTGGGAGTTTCAGCCCGAGAGCGCCGGCGGCGACAACGCCGGATCGAAGTGGCAGGGCACCCTCATCGTCACCATCTCGCGCGAGGTGACCTGACGTGCCGGTCCCCAAGCTGCCGTGGTCACGCAAGGTGCTCGCCGTCGACTACAACCGGCTGGTCGACGGCACGTCCGGCGCGGTCATCGACCAGTCCACCAACTCGGTGGTCGCCGCCCCCACGAACGGCGCGTGGGTCGTGGCCAACGCGCGGAGCGTGCCCACGATCGCCGGGCGCCGCTACCGGTGCTCATGGTCGGGTAGCGCGAACGGGACGACCGGCGGCGAGTTCTGCCAGACACGCGTCACGGTGAACGGCGCCGTCCCGACGGGGATGCCCACCCGCGTGCAGACCCAGTTGCCGGCGGCCGCTGGCGCCGACGGGCTCGTCGCCGGCGAGGTGTACTTCGTCGCAGCATCGACCGGCAACCAGACCGTCAATCTCGAGTTTACGCGCAACACCGGCGGCACCCAGGTCAACGTGACCGCCGGGTCCGTCGTGTTCACGATCGCCGACGTGGGGACCTGATGCCCCGCACGAACCCCTGTCCAGACCGGAAAGAGATCCCATGACGTACGTTGAGCTCGACATCCCCGAAGGCGCCTGGCTCTTCGACACGAGCGGCACCCTGACCGCCGGCGCCGCCGCCGCGCTCAGGGCCGCCGGCTACGCGGGCGGATGCCGGTACGTGTCCGCCCCCTTCCCGATCAACCGGGGAAAGGTCATCAAGGACTTCGAGCCCGGCGTGTTCGCCGAGGCCCGCCTGGCGCTGCTCGCCAACTTCGAGCGGTTCACCCGCGCCGACTCTGCCGCGTCGGGCAACCCGAACCCGATGGCGTCGTGGGAATACCCCGGCGCCGGCGTACAGGAAGCCGAGTGGGCGATCGCCGAGCTCGAACGGATCGACTACCCGGAGGGCTGGCCGTGCCCCCTGTCGATCGACGACAGCATGCGGAACATCAACGACATGCGCCGCGCGTCGGTCTACTGGTGCGACGAGGCGTGGCCCGTGTTCGTGAAGCATGGCCGCTGGTGGCACGGCGGCTACTCCGGCGGCCAGCTGTTCCGTCAGATGACCCAGTGGGACAACCCGCACTGGCGCACCGCGTTCCGGTGGCAGGCGTACGCGTGGTCGTACTACCGGAACGACGCCGGCGAGAAGGTCGCGCTCGTCGAACCAGGCACGCACTGCTTCCAACATCTCGGCCAGCCTGTCGTCGGCGGGGTGCGCATCGACCGCAACAGCGTGCACCGCCGCATCATCCCGTGGGGCGGCGCCAAGCTGCCCGCCCCTGGGCCCACACCCAACATCCCGACCCCGGAGCCGACCCCGGCCCCGTCACCCCAGGAGGACACCGTCATGCCCGCCGAATACCGACTCGACATCGCCGGCAACCAGTACCTCGTCGCCCCCGGCGGCGTGAAGCCGATCACCCCGGCCGAGGCCGGCGCCGAGGTGTACAACGACCTGCCCGACATGACCGGCAAGGCCGACCAGAACACGATCGACCGCATCCTGCTCGCCCTGTCGCGCGGCGCCTGGCCGTGGTCCGGCGGCGAAGTCGGCCAGGGCACGACCGACTACGCGCAGATCGCCACCGTCGTACGCGCCGAGCTCGCCGGCATCCGCTGGCCCGCCCCGCCGCCGGCGTCGATCGACCTGAAAGCCCTCACCGCCGCCGTGCTCGACGGCATCTCGGCCCGCATGGCGTCCTGACCATGAGCGCCTTCCGCGTCATCAACCTGTGGGATCACACGTCTTGGGATGAGGTGATCATCGGCACCGCCGGCGTCGTACTCGCCATAGGTGCCATCGCAGGAGGTTGTGTGGCCATGTGGAAGAAGGTGCTGCGCCCGATGCGTGACTTCACGCGGAAGGCGTCACGGGCGTGGGACTTCATCGAACGTGAGCTCTCGACGAACGGCGGTTCGACGGTCAAGGACAAGGCCAACCAGGCAGCGGCCGAATCCGCCGAGACCCGCCGGCTCGTCGAGGCCCTGGCCGACGACATGGCCAGGATCAAGGTGCACCTGCGGCTCGAGGACCACCCCGCCGCTGCCGGCCACCAGGAGAGAGACATCACCGAAGGGTGACAGGTCACGTAGACTCCGGCCGACTGGCCCGGATCAGGGAGGCAACCATGCAGGTCACATGCCCCTTCGGGCACAACATCGAGATCGCCGACCCGCCGACCGGCCACGTTCTCGTGGGCGTGGTCGACGGCGTCGAGGTGTACGGGCCGTGGACCCCGCCGCTCGACGCGGCCGGCGTCCCCGAGCTCGTCGTCCGGTGCAACGCCCTGGTCGACGGCGTCGATGCCGACGGCAACCCCGAGACCGTGCAGTGCGGTGAGCGTTTCAACGCGCTCGCCCCGAAGGAGGCGTGATGCGTCACGAAGGAATCTCCCGGCCGAGCGGCGCCCTGGCGCTCACGCTCATCCCCGGTGTCGGCCCGGCCGAGCCGGTCGTGCGCGAGCTCCCGCCGCACGCGATCGTACGCGACCCCGGCCTCATCCAGATCGCGGCGAACGTGCTCCCGCACCGCGGGCTCACCCCGTACGCACGCGACTGGCGCATGCGGAACCTGCCCCGCATGCTGAAGCAGGTCGGCCAGCTTCAGACCGCACGCGCCGCCCAGCGCGTGCACGGCATGGTGTTCGGCTACGGCGCCTTGTGGCTTCAGGTGCATCGCGGCGACGGCACGGTCGACGACCTCGGTCTCGCCTCGCTCCGCGTGATCACCTCGGCCGGCGTCAACTACCTGACCGCCGACATGGCCGGCGGCGCGTCGGACATCAACCTGTTCAAGTTCCACGCGTTCGGTACCGGTGTCGGCGCCGAGGCCGCCGGCGACACAGCGCTCGGCACCGAGCTCACCACCCAGTACAACCCGGACAACACCCGGCCGACGGGCAGCCAGAGCTCGAGCACGAACACGTACACGACCGCGGCCACGTTCACGCCGGACTCGGGCGGCGTGATCGCCGTGACCGAGCACGGCATCTTCACCCAGGCCGCCACCGGCGGCGGCACCCTGTGGGACCGCTCCCAGTTCGCTGCGGTGAACACCAACTCGGCGAACGGCGACAGCATCCTCGCCACCTACGTGGCCACCTTCCCGTCGGGCGGCTGACCGATGGCCGACACGAAGATCAGTGCGCTCACGGCGATCACCGGTGCCAACACGGCGTCGGGCGATCTGCTCGTGCTGGTCGACGTGTCGGACACCACGATGGCGGTGTCGGGCACCGACAAGAAGATCACGCGCGACGAGGCCGCCCTGGCTGTCGTGCAGGGTGGCTTGCTGATCCCCGAGGTGGCGTCGCCCGTCACCCCGCCGGCCGATCATGTGCGCCTGTTCGGCCGCGACGTCGGCGGCCGAACGATGCTCGCGCAGGTGGGTCCGTCTGGGCTCGACACGACGTTGCAGCCGCACAACGGACGCAACCGCGTGCGACGGTGGAGCGGTGTCGCCGGCTCGACGACACCGCTCGCCGACGGCTGCGTGATCCCCACCGCGGTGGGGACTGCGACTGCGAAGACGCGAGCGACCACGAACCTGCACCAGGTGATCGAAGGCATCGAGTACCTGGTCACCGCCGCATCGACCACCGCGGTCGCCGGGTTTCGCACGGCGTCGCTCACCACGAGCGGCATCAGCGTCTACCGCGGCAACGCGTCGAACATCGGCGGGTTTCACTACATCTGCCGATGGGGTCCCGCCACAGGCGTCACGACCGGCACGCGCCGCGCCTTCGTCGGCCTCTCAGCGACGGGCGCAACCGCACCGACCGACGTGAACCCGTCGACCCTCCTGAACATCATCGGCATGGGCTGGGACGCCGCCGACACGAATGTGCAGATCATGCACAACGACGGCGCCGGCACAGCCACGAAGGTCGGCTGCGGCTTTGCCCGCGCGTCGGCTGACCGCACGAGCATCTACGAGCTCGACCTGTTCTGCGTCGCGAACGGCTCCACCGTCACGTGGACCGTCACCGAGCTCGCCACCGGCAGCACCGCCTCGGGGACCATCTCGACCGATCTGGTCGCGAACACGACGGCGATCGCGCCTGTCGGCTACTGCTCCGTCGGCGGCACGTCGAGCGTGGTCGGGCTGATGCTCGGGCAGCTGTACCTGGAAACCGACTTCTAAGGCCCGGCCGTGGCCATCACCGTCACGCTCATCGGCAGCGGCCCAGAGCAGGCCGCCGCCGGCGGCACCAATTCGACCGCGTCGGTCACCAGCCAGTCGGCCACGTGGGTCGCCGGCGACTACGTCCTCGTCGCGCTCGGTGTGCACCACAACTTCGGGACCGACTGGGTCGGGACCGGGCTCACGTCGTCCGGTGGGACGCTCGCCGCCGCCGACATCGAGACCACGGCGCCGAACCTGGCGATGGGCGGCTACAAGTCGGGCGCCTCATTCCTGCTCGCTCAGGTCACGGCCGGCTTCACCGGCACGATCACCGCGTCGCGCACGGCCGGCAACTCCGACCACTGGCTCACCGGGACCTTCTACAAGCTGACTGGCGTCAACGGCACGATCGTCCAGGCCAAGGTGAACAACCAGGCGGCCGGCACGAACACGCTCGCGCTGAACCTCACGTCGGCGCCGGCGTCGACCTCGCTTCTGGTGGCGCTGCTCCTGGCGAACGCCAACCAGGCGTGGAGCACGCTCGCCGGCTGGACAGAGACGGAACGCGCCGAGACCGGGTGGCTCGCTGATCACTCGGTGCAGTACATCAACGGGTCCGGTGCGCAGAACAACACGTTCACGAACACGTCGAACACCGGCGGCCAGGCCGGCATCGTCATCGAGATCGCCGACGCCGGCGGCGGCGGCGGGACCCCGTTCCTGCTGCTGCTCGAGGACGGCTCGAAGACGCTGCTCGAAGGCGGGGTCGATGCGCTCGGCATCGAACAGGACAACGCCGGCGGCGGCTCGACGTTCAACCTCAACGTGTCGGGCAGCCTGACCGCGTCGGGCTCGCTCACGCGGCAGGGCCGCAAGAACGTCGCCGGCTCGGTCACGCCGGCCGGGACCGTGGTGCGGCAGGCCGGCAAGAAGGTCGCCGGCTCGAGCACGCCGAGCGGCGCCGTGACCCGACAGGCGGGCAAGGTGTTGGCAGGTGCCAGCACGGCGACCGGTGCGCTCACGAAGCAGGCCCGCACCAACCTCGCCGGCTCGGCCACGCCGGCGGGCACGCTCACCGCGATCAGGGCGGCCGTGCTGAACCTCGCCGGCTCGCTCACGCCAGCGGGCGTGCTCACGAAGCGGGCCAACAAGGCGCTCGCCGGCAGCACCACGAGCTCGGGCGCCCTGGCGAAGCAGGCCGGCAAGCAGCTGGCCGGCGGCAGCACGCCGACCGGTGCGCTCACAGCGATCCGCGCCGCCGTGCTGAACCTCGCCGGCAGCCTCACGCCGTCCGGTGCGCTCGTGCGCCAGGCCCGCAAGCAGCTGACCGGCAGCACCACGAGCTCGGGCACGCTCGCGAGGCAGACGTCGAAGCCGTTGGCCGGCTCGAGCACGCCGTCGGGCATCGTCCGGCGGCAGGCCGGGAAGCCGCTCGCCGGCGCCGTCACGAGCTCGGGCAACCTCGTGCGGCGGGCGGGGCTGGCGCTGGCCGGCACGACCTCGCCGAGCGGTGTCGTGGCGAAGCGGTTGAGCAAGCTGCTCACGGGTGCGCTCACCGCCGTGGGCAACCTGGTGGCCGCCGGGAACAGCAACCTCCCCACGACCTCTGGTCCGGTCGGGATCATGGTCTACGCGGCGAGCGTGGTCACCGTGCAGGTGTCGGCGCTCGCCGCCTCGCCTGACGTCGCCGACGTGGACCTGTCCGACGTCACCATCACGGTCGCCCCGCAGAGCGTGGTGACCATCAGCATCCACCCGGAAGGAAGGCCATGACCGACACGATCCTCTTCGGCGAGACCGCGATCATCGACATCACGTTCGAGCGGATCAACGCGAAGGACCGGAAGAGCAAGAAGCCGATCGACCCCACGACGATCACGCTCACCGTCACCCGTCCCGACGGCACGGTCGACACGTACAACAAGGGCCAGCTGACCAACCCGGAGGTCGGCCGGTACCGGCTCTTCTACACGCCGGCCGCGGTGTCGCGCGGCGTGCCGTACAAGGTGAAGGCCGTCGCCGGCGCCACCACGTACACCGACGAGTTCTCGGTGTCTCGCTCGTACACCGGGGTGCAGACCCAGACCTTCTTGGTGAAGGCGGCGTGACGCGCAGCTGCCCGTCGGTTTCCCGACGGGCAGCTGCTCCCCGCACCCCCCGGCGTGGAGATCACGCCGCAGTGTACTTGCGCCCTGCCATCGCCCGGTGCATGTCGACGAGGCGTGCGCGTGGCGCGTAAATCTGGGTCGTCGAGATTGACACGGACGATAGATCGTGCGAGTAATCTCACCCATGTCACATCAACTCGCCACTGTGATCGGCCAAGGCGTCCGAGAGCGGCGAAAGCGTCTCGGTCTGAGCCAGACCACGCTCGCCGCCCGAGCCGCGACCACGCCGCACGCCGTCGTCTCGATCGAAGGCGGCAAGCGCGTCCCCACGATCCCCGTCCTCATGCGGATCGCCGGCGTGCTCGACCTCACACTCGACGACCTCTGCTACCAGCCCGACAACGCATGACCCCCGAAGGAGCCGCCCCCATGACCGACACCCAGCCCCCCATCGACAGCTTCACCGGCATGTCGCACATCACGCGCAATCGAGCAGCCGCACGCCTGCGCGTCTACGCCCGCACATGGCACGAGAACCAGGCCCGCTCCCTCGAGCTCGCCGACGTGCCGTTCGTCAACCTCGCTGCCGCCGACTGGGACGAGCTCGAAGCGCTCTTGGACTACATGAACGACTACCCGACGGCCGCCGACGTCGACCGGTTCGAGCGCACGCTCGGCGACAACCTCGGGCGCTACGCCTACCACGTCGTGCTGGCCCTCACCGTGATGGCCGTCGTGTGCGCGGTGATCGGGTTCCTGGCCGGCGCCGCCTACTCGGCGCCGCTCCCCCGCACCGGGTTCGACAAGGACGTCACGTTCCGCATGGCGCAGTCGTGCGACGGCTACACGCTCACCGCCACACCGGCCGCCGGCGCCGTCGCCGGCGACGTCTACGTGTGGGGCGACGCCACCGACACGCCCGATCCCACCATGCGGAAGATCGGCACGCTCACCACCACACCCGTCGTGCGCACCCTCACCCGCGGGCCGGGCACCTACTCCGGCGGTATGAGCATCCACTACCCGAACGGCACCGAGTCGAACCGGTCGTACACGATCATCGTCCAGCCGTGCGTCCCGACCGAACCGACCGGTCCGATCGTCGGCCCGCCCATCATCATCACCGTGCCCCCCACGTTCGCCACGATCGCGCCCCCGTCGACCGCTGTCCCCATGTGCGAAGACTTCTCGCCGCCGATGGCCGGGCCCTGCCCGACCACGACGACCACGAGCGCCGCCCCGACGTCGACCCCGTCCCCCACGGAAGGTCCGTCAGGGCAGCCGACCACCTCGCCGACACCCTCCCCCAGGGTGTTCGGCGAGGTGGTCACCAGCCCCACCACCGCTGACGGCACCCCCACCGACGAAACCACGGCCGACACCCTGCCCCACACCGGCGCCGGCAACACCACAGTCCGCATCGCGTGGGCCGCGGTGCTCGCCGTGTTCGTCGGGCTGTTCCTGGTCTGCGTCCGCAACTGGGGCCCGGCCGACACCGAGGCCTGACCCATGGCCGCCACGCTCTTCGTGGTGGCGTGCGTCCCCGCCATCCGAATCTTCCAGCACGCCGCCGACCGGTGGCGGGCTCGCCATCCCTACAAACCAGCCAGGAGCCGCACCAGATGAATCTCGTGCCCGACAACGTCCATGCCCGACACGCCACCGTGGTGCGCTGGGCCGGACCGACCGAAGCCCACCCGGCGTTCAACCTCTACGGCAAGGCCGTGGCCGAGGCGCCGATCGTCGACATGCCGGGCCTGGGCCTGTTCCCCGTCGTCGTGGCCTGCGCCGGCGAAGAGACCGTGATGCTCGCCCTGGCCATCTTCAGCGAGGTGGGCGCCGGCGAGCACCAGGTGCAGAGCATGGTCGTGATCCCGCTCGAGAACGTGCCGGCGTTCACGCAGGCCTTCTCCATGGCGATGATGCGGTACCCGTCGCTGGTGCCGCAGCATCCGATGTTCCGTGACGCGGTCCCGCCGCGCGAGTTCACGCTGCACGCGTGGGACGGGCCCGCTCGCTGATGGACGCGCCCGAGATCACTCGCACCGACGTGACCCGTCGCATGGACTTCGACACTCTCGCCGGGGTCGTCGAGACGCTGCGCGTGCTCGACCGGCTCGGCATCCCGTGGGAGGTGCGCAGCCACGACGTGCCCGCACCCTTCGGTGGGCCCGGCGACATCGACCGCAGCTACATCATCCTCGCCCCGTCGTGAGCGCCACCCGGCCGTCGTGCCCGCCGCTCTGCTCGTGCTGGCCGTGCATCCTCGACCGCTGGGCGAAGGACGACGGCATCCCCCCGATCCCCGAAGTGCTGCGCGACGCCGACGGCACCCGCAGCCTCGACCAATCCCGACCGTTCTACGAAATCCGCAACGGAGAAACCTGTGACTGACGACCTGACCAAGACCATCGCCAAGACGGTGTCGCTCGCCGTCGAAGCGCAAGCCAAAGCCATGTTCCTCGAGGTGAACGGCGGCGCCGCCGCCCTGAGCACGGTGCGCGGCGTCATCGACTCCGCGCTCGACGGGAGGCGCCGATGAGCATGGACCTCGCCCGCGCCCGCACCGAGCTTGTCGTGAACGTGCCCTACAACGAGATCGAGTGGGGCGTCCTCCCCGAACCGCACCCCGTGCGGCGGCTGCTTGGCCGTGTCCCGTTGTTCCACGAGGAGCACGCCCGCGGCTGGACCGACGACGACTACCCCGACGACGACCGGTTCATCCTGGTCGACGACATCGACCAGGCCGACGTCGCCTTGTCCCTCTGCACCGACGGCCAGCACCGGCCGCTTCTCGACATCGACGGCCGCTCCGGCACGACGGAGCAGGCGATCCTCGCCGAGCTCGACGCCATCTGGCCGCCGTACCTATTCGTGTCCGGCGGCCGGTGGGTCGTGTACGGCTCGAGCACGCCCGGCAACTTCCACGCCTGGGGCTCGCACCCGGTCGACCTCAAGGGCTACCAGACCATGCTCAACCTCGCCGTCGGCCGCGATTTGTGCGAGGCGTCGTGGGCCGATCACACGTTGCGCCGCGGGTTCGGTTCGCTCCGCCTCCCGCACGTCCGGAAGGCATGGGTGAAGTGATGGCGAAGGATGTCGTCGAGGCCGTGGCCGCGATCATGCGCGACCTGCCGGCGATCGGGAAGGACGAGACCTCCCCGGAGATCAAGTACAAGTTCCGCGGGATCGAGACCCTGATCGGTCACCTGAACCCGCTCATGGCCAAGCACCGGCTCGTGATCGTCCCGACGTCGACGATCACCGAGATCAACCGGGAGGTCGAGAACACGAAGGGGAAGATGGTCGGCTGGACCGAGACGATCCTTCGTGTCGAGTGGCAGATCCTCGGCCCGGAGGGTGGCAGCATCAGCGCGGCGACGGTCGGGATCGGCCGCGACAACAGCGACAAGGGCTCGAACAAGGCGCAGACCCAGGCGTTCAAGTACCTGCTGATGGAGCTGTTCGCCATCGGCGACAAGGACGACGACGGCGACCGGTACGCCGGCACCGGCGACGACGACCAGGCCGACGCCGGCGACTGGTTCACCGACAACGGGTGGACCGACAAGGCCGAGCACGACGCCGCGATGGCCGCCGTGAAGGACGCGATCGCCAAGGGCGACGCCGCGAAGGCCGGGTTCAAGGCGCACGCGCTGGCGCTCTGGACGGAGCGCGGGTTGCGGTGGCCGATGGCCAAAGCGCCGTACGACGTGTGGCGCCAGGTGCTCGAGGTCGAGTACGCCGCGTTCGGGGGTGCGTCGTGATCGCCGAGGTGATCGTCACCGTGAAGAACGGCACCGTCGACCTGGCCGACTGGGGTGCGGTCCTGCTCATCCTCGTGGCGTTTCTCGTTGGGAGGAAGTCGTGACCGAGCCGCGGCCGTGCAAGACGTGCGGTGCCCGGCCCGAGAAGGTGCGCCGCAACGGTGCGCCGCTCGGCCGGTGCACCCAGTGCATCTCCGACGCCGCCGACCGGGCGCCGATCGGCACGGTGTCGGCGATCGACAACGGTGCCCGCTACCGCAAGAAGGTCGCCGCCGGGAAGTGGGTGGCGTGCGACGCCGATGGCAACGAGCTCGGCGTGTACGTGCGTGGCCGGCTCGACGAGATCATCGCCAAGTACAACCTCGTGCCGGCCGGCGCGATGTTCGACGGGCAGCCGGACAACGTCGTCCGGTTGCCCGTCGGCACCGGCCCGCTCTCGCGCGTCGATGACCACGACACGTCGGTCGCCGCCGGCGAGGCGATCGGGTCGGACGAAGAGCGGCGCATGCGCCAGCAGCTTGTGGTGCTGCGCACGATCCCGTCGGTGTTCGACGAGCCGAACGGGATCACCGACGGGCACGCCGCCCTGAAGGCCGGCATTCACCCTGGGTCGTTCTCGAAGCGGCGGGTGGAGCTCGAGCGCCGGGGGCTCGTGGCGTGTACGGGCGAGGGGACGTCGCCGTACGGGCGGCGGTCGAAGGTGTGGACGCGCACGGCCGAGGGTGAGAGGACTCTCGCCGGCGTGATGGCTCTGGTGGAGGTGCCGTCGTGAGGCAGGGCGACAAGGTGCGGATCGAGAGCGCCGCCATGCCGGTGTTCAATGGGCGTAAGGGTGTCGTGCACTCGGTGGAGCGCCGCTTCACCTACGTGCAGCTGGACGGGAGCGCGGGCACGGTCCCGTGCCTTCACGACGAGGTGAAGCCCGCATGACCCGGCTGCTCGTGTCCCAGCCGTTGCGGGCGGGCATCTCGGAGGCGGACTTCACGACGACGGTCATCAACCACGCGAAGGTCGCCGGCTGGCTCGTGCACCACGACCGGCCGGCGCAGAAGCGCAGCGGGGCGTGGGCGACGTCTATCCAGGGCGGAGCGGGGTTTCCGGACCTCGTCCTGATCGACGATGCCGGTCGGCAGGTCGTGGCCGAGCTCAAGGTTGGTCGCAGCCGGCCAACGGCCGAGCAGCTCGAATGGCTCAATCGGTACGCCAAGTCGGGGACGCCGACCTTCCTGTGGAAGCCGGAACACTGGTTGACCGCCATCGTCCCCGTGCTCAACGGCGACACGAGCGTGACGCCGGGGAGGTGGGAGTCATGAAGGCGCCCGTGATGAAGGTGAAGGTCGACGACCTGCCGCTCGTGGCCGAGGTGTGGGGCCTGCCGTACATGACGCTGATGCGGGCGTGGTCGCTCGTGTACGTGCATCGGGAGATGCTGAGCGCGAAGGGGCCGCTGCCGATCCTGCGGTGGGCGCCGCTCGAAGCTGCGCTCGGCCGTGGCCCCGACGGCAGGCCGGACGACATGGCGCTCGGTGGCCGGCTCGGGATCGACCGCGGGAACGTGGTCCGGTGCCGGCGCATGCGCATGCTCACGATCGAGCAGGCCGACCGGTACTGCGCGAAGGCGGGGCTGCACCCGCGGCAGGTGTGGGGCGACTGGTACTACGCGGCGTGCGCGGTGCTGAAGCCCGTGGACCTGGCCGACGTGCTCGCCGAGGACGTCGCGGCGGCGATCGGTGGGTGCGAGCTCGTGGCGTCGTACGTGGCGCTCACGGGGCTCGCTGCGTGGCGTTCGAGCAGCTGGTGCGCGGCGTGAGGATCAGATCGGTCAAGCCGGCGTTTTGGTCGTCGGAGGCCGTGGCCGCGCTCTCGTCGGACACGGCACGGCTCGTGTTCATCGGCCTGTGGAACTACGTCGACGATCAGGGTCGTGGGCTCGACAACGCGGCGCTTGTGCGGGCCGCCCTGTTCCCGCTCGACGATCGGCCGCTTGCCGGTATCGCCCTGGTACTCGATGAGCTTGTCGCGGCTGGGCTCGTGTGCCGGTACGAGGCGGGCGGGAAGCGCCTGCTCCATGTGTGCGGGTTCCTCGAGCACCAGAGGGTGAACCGGCCGTACAAGTCGTCGCTCCCCGAACCCCCCCCTCACGCGCCATTCACTGAATGCGCAGTGAGCGATCAGGGAGCGTTCGATCCACAGGCTGGCCTGTTGACGGAGCGCTCAGTGACGGAAAGGGAAAAGGAAACGGATACGGAAAGGGACGCGCCGCGTGAGCACGTCGTGACCGACCTCGACGACGCGCGGCGGGCCCGCGG